CAGGAGCTTGCGCTACTGGTGCTGCTGGTGCTGCTGGTGCTTTTGCTGCTTGTGCCTTTGCATTTTGTTCTGCAAGTACATCTTTAGCATCACGAGCTTTCTCCAAAGTCTCTTCGGTAGTTGTTGTGGTTTCTATATTTTCCACTTCATTACCTCCTTCTGCGTTTGCCTGTTTTGCAATTGTTTGTGTATCAGGCAACGTTTGCAATCTTGATTTATATGAATCAAGAATCTTATCTATTTCTTTTGACTTGTTAGTGTCATTTGATTCCACCCAACCAATAAGTTCTGTTTTCTTACCAGTAACTGGTGAAATATACTCAGACTCTGTTGACATAAATACAGAATCACTTTCTGCACAATAAAAAATATTCTCCATTTTTACATCTGCAGCAATGCCTTTGAAAATCATTTGACCATTGACTTTTTCAATAGACAATATGTTACAGAGTTCATTTGCTGGAGAATCAACTATTGATAATTCAACAAGTGAGTAATCTTTAATGAAACGGACGCTTTGTCCTGTAGACTTATTTACTTCCGTATCTGAGTCTATAATTTTTCCGCCGATTGAAAATCCTGTAAGTGTTCCATCAAGAACTTTTTCCCAAGTATCTTGTGCGCCTTTTGAAATATATGCATCTACATACACTCCATTATAAAATTCTTTTGTTTTTGGGTCATAGTAAGTTTCTGGTCTAAAAGATGCAACTTTGCCAACTGCCATCGGCTGATGCATTTCTCTTAGATTTCCACGGAAGCTTTCAAATGCTTTCATGCTTGCTTCCTGCGTGACCACATCACCAGTCTGATCTAGGTTGTCAAGTGTTGCGAAACCTGAGACTGTTCTCTTTTCTCTGTTGACCTTCGTAAATGGAACTGATAAATTAATAGCATTTCCATTCGAAGACCAATGTGATTTTTCAATGGTCATATGTGTATATTATAGGCTTTTATATATCTAAAGGCAAATAACTAGTTGAGTAGGACTACTCGACTTGTCTTCCGTCGCCCTTTGCATTTCTGCCTTCTCCTGAATTATCTGGGGAATTTGCGGCACGTTCTCCGTCCCTAGTTCTGCTTTGCATAGCCTGAGCTTTAATTTCAGCAGCTTTAGCGGCTAAATCGACTACTTCATCTCCGCCTTCTCTTGGGACCATACCCTTTCTAATTCTAATTTCATTAGGGGTAATTACCTGTAATCTCAAATATCTTTCATCAATCTTAGACTGAGTATCTTCATCGGTCAAACTTAATTCATTAAATTTGAGAACTAGGGCATCTGTCATTTCTTGAATAATCTTATTTAATTTCTTCTCAAGAATATCTTGTGCTGGTGCACAAACTTGTTCTTTAAATGTCTTATCTGCATCTCTAGCATTTGCTAAAGATATTCCAGTAGCCGTTCCAACCTTATTAATTGGAACTCTATGAGCCATTAATATTTCATCCCTATTGGCTTGACGATAAACATTAAATGAAGATTCTTGTGACCCCGCCTCAATTGGCTCCATCTTAAATTCAGTTTTAGAGTCTGGAGAATCTGGTGGTAGTGGAATATACAAAGATCTGTGGTTTTTCCCACGGAGACCAACTTGGAAAAATTCTAATAGTTTACGCTCAGACTCAGGTGATAATTTAGCTCCCTTTACGGTAATAATATATCTTGGGACAGCCTTATTTTCAAAATAATCTAAGTTATATTTGCCAGCAAATTCGTTACCAGCCATTGCATTCTGTGCGGCAATAATATCTGGAATTCCATAATAGTTATTCTTAGGAGTATATTTCTTCAAATGAATAATTTCATTTGGGCGGTCTGTAGCCCCTGCAACGGGATTGGGTGTTTCAGTGTCTCCGAAGTTACGGAAGAATACAGCCTTACCATAAAGCAACTGCACAAAACCGTCTCTGAGGCGTCTTACACGCATTGTCTTTGATGGGATGTGTCCAATGTACCCAATCTTGCCAGCAGTCGTTCTACCGACCTCCAGATAGCCATTACCAGTAGCTTCTACGTCGGTGTAGAACTTGATAAGGGTTTCTTTAAATGTTTCCTCTTCATTACAATCTTCCAGCCATTGGTGTAAATCTTGTTTAATTCTATTTAATTTTCTACGAGCTCTCTCTAATTGTTTTTCATCATCTATTGAATCTAATAAATCTGTTGTTTTTCTGCTTTCAATAAAATCAAATCCTAGGCCCACAATATTGGAGACCTTAGCATTAATTGCTGCATAATTGTATGGAGAAATTTCATATATCGTAGACAAATAATCTAAATTATATTCAGGCTGAACAAGATCAAATAATGCGTATCCGCTTACCGCCTGCTGAATTAATAACTGCTGTGTACCTGTTCCCTCAGTGCCAACAAACTTTTTTTGAATGTCTCTGCTTGCTTTTCTTCTTAATGCTGGGCTAAGACCAGAAAGCTTTAATATCTCTTCGCCTTCTAGAGAAAATGGGTCATCACTCTTTTGTGTTATAGTAGAATTAAATCTAACCCAGTCTGCAGCATTAGATATTTCTACATTGTTTGAAGATGTATCTTCTTCATACTCAATCATTTATTACCCTTCCTCAATTTAGCCATTTCATCTTTGTGAACACCTATATCCAGAGGATCTGGAGTAAGCCCCCATCTTAATCTTTGTTTTTGATACTCAAACTCTTCATCATCAATTTGTCTACTTCCTTCAAGGAACTTCGGGTTGCCCTCGGAAATTCCATATCCTCTAACTGCCTTAGCTAACAAATTTATTCTATCTCTGTTATCTTTCATTGAGGTTATAGAAAGAAAGTTACCTTCGTCATCGCCGATCCATCGACCATCAGGCATTTCCCAGACATATACCCCAAGCCTGGTTTCATTTTCTTTAAATTTAGCGCCTGTCTTTTTAATATCCATAGGTAATTATTTTACCACTTTCAATACCTCAAGTCCAGCTTTTGTCAACCATAATGACAAAATTATATGTTATTTAACAAAATTCTGTCTCTAGAATAGGTTTTGACTGCTTCTTCTGTTATCTCCATGACAGAATCATTTGCCTCAATTATATCCTTGCCTATATACAGGTTGTAGTGCTTATAGTGATCAATCAAATCAGATTCATATATTGCTATATTTTGATACATATTGTCATCTAGCACCCCTGATCTAGTACCCCCGTCTTGTTTACCGTTTAACCATATCTGTCCAGTCATAGATGATGAGGTTTTAATTAGTATATAGTTTGGTTCATCTATTTGAAGATAATTAGATATATTTGCTTGAGAGGTGATGTCTTGACCATTTATGTATAACCCAGATATATTATTTTTAGTCATTGTCCCATTAGCAGCCCAGGATATCGAAGACTCTACGGAATTAGTCTTGTTATAAAATAGGTAGCCAGAAGACAATGACTTTGGGAAAAGTATCATTTCTAAATAATTTATTTCTTTTAATGTATTAATAAAAAATGATGAATTGTCTGGAACAATTCCGTTGTCCTGTTCACGCAACAATATGTTTGAGTTAAAATTTGATATGGCTATTTCCCAAGAATCTCCATTGAGTGGCTGCCCAACCGAAATTGTACTTCCTCCACCGTGTGCTAAAAGTTTTTTGTTGTCATAAAAATGTATTTTGAAATAATATAATTCAGGAACATAAAATGTAGAATCATCAGATTCAAAAATTACTTTTATGGAAACAACTTTACTGTTTGTTAAATTTGATCCCTGACTAAATCCAGGCAAAGCTTTTCCATTTTCACATTTTTGCCAGCTAGCTTCTCCATCTATAGATATATAAATTGATACACCATTACTGGCTAGCCATTCTATTTTAGAAGATACAAAGTTTTTCCAATTTGGTAAGCTTATTACTTTTACAAACTCTCCAATGCTCGAAGAAGGGGATAGATATAAGCTATTTGTAGACTCTCTATACAAAATGTCATCACTTACATGGTATCTCCAATCTAGTAACGCTGGAAAAGATATTGTAGTGTTTATATTCTGATGAGTTTCTGATGCCTTAAATATTTCTCCAGAATCTGGAAGAACTATATTTGATTCTGTATTAGAAATAAAACTGTTATAATGGTTCAAAATTACTTTTTGATTAAGTGAGTATCTATATATTGCTGGAGCGTCTATGATAAAATATTCATTTAGCGAAGTTGGTCCACAATTAAAAGAAAGATCTGTATTGGTAAAGTTTACTGTAGATAAAGATTTGCTTGAAACAAGTTCACCATTTAAATATAAAGACATGCTTTTTACTGAATATACAGCAACGATATGAAGTGATCTTATTGGATTTGGAACAGAATAATAAATTTCTTCATTTTCTAATTTAAATATTATATTACCATTATCCCAATATATTCCAACTCCAGATAAATCTGCTAATATTGGGGTGTTAGATATTAAAGTTTTTGGATGAAACCATACTTCTAAAGAAAAATCATTATCTGATGTTTTGTTTGTTCCAAAGCCACCGTTTCCTTGTACTCCAGAAAAATCTTTAGTTATTTCAAACTGTATATAGTTTGTATTAGTAATTTTTGTAGCCGTTTGACCGCCACATACTATCGGCATTGTTGTATTTAAAATGCTGCCGAAATACTGTCCGTCG